TGTCGTCGCTTGGCAGTCAGGGTGTCCCTCTTTGGTGCATCGAGAAAGAGATCCTCCCCCTCTATCTCGGTCAAGCGGCGATCACGCCGCCCAAGGGTACGATGGACATCCTGAATGCCAATTTCCGCTGGCTGTCTCGGCAGAATGGGCCGGTGCAGTACAGCTCGCCGGGAGGCATTCCCTCGTCCGCCTTCGACGGCGATCTTGATACGTCCTGCGCCCAGACGGGGCCCAATGGCAACATTGAGATCGCCTACATCGGTTCCGAGCCCATCACCAACCCACAGTCGCAGGTTCAAGTGACGACGGTCGGCGTCATGATGGCGACCACGGGCTACTTCAACATCGCCTTTGAATGGTCGAACGATGGTGTGACGTGGACCTCGTCCTTGTCGCCCGGATCGGTGCTCTACACAGCAGGCCGGTGGCAGTGGTACGACATCGACGGCACCCAGCCGGTGAACTACTTCCGTATGCGCGAGACGGGTGGGAACACACTGAACGTCATTGAGTTCTATGCGGCCAACAACCCCACCGAGATCCCGCTCGCCCGCATGAACCGTGACGACTGGACGAACCTGCCGAACAAGACGTTTTCTGGACGCCCGCTTCAGTATTGGTTCGATCGCCAGCGCGATTATCCGGTGATGCGGATCTGGCCGGTGACCGACACGACCAACATGTTTGGCCAGTTCACCATTTGGCGCCAGCGCTACATCATGGATGTCGGCACTCTCACCGATGAGCTTGATATCCCGCAGCGCTGGTACGAGACAATTGTTTGGCAGCTTGCGTGGCGTCTGGCGATGGAGCTCCCCGAGTTCGATCTTCAGTTGGTCGGCCCGATCAAGGCGACGGCTGATGAGGCTCTGCGGATTGCGCAAGACGAAGAGCGTGACAACTCGCCGATCTACTTTGCGCCCAACATTTCGCCGTACACGCGATGAGTATTTTCCTAGACCCACGCGGCAAATCCACCTTCGGCATCGGGATCTGCGCCCGGTGCTCGCGAAAGATGTCGCTTGAGGACCTTTCTTCGGACCCTAACTATCCCGGCCTCTACGTCTGCGACGAGGACAAGGACCAGTTCGACCCATATCGGCTGGCCGCACGTCAGCCCGAGCGGATTAGCTTGTTCCACCCTCGCCCAGATACTAATATCGCGCTGAACATGCTTGGCACGATTTCGCAGGATGATGACCTCTTCATCATCGGTGAAGAAGGCGACGGGTATCTGGTCCCATGACGAACAATCCGCGCGTCCCTACAAACCTGATCCCCACAAAGATCACGCAGCTGCCGCTGGCGGATACGCCGCAGGCTTCTGATACGACAATTGTGGTGCAGGGCGGGATTACCAAGCGCGCGACTCTCGGCCAGTTCATTGGCACCATAGGTCCTACCGGGCCTACAGGCCCATTCGGCCCCACCGGCCCAACTGGAACGGCGGGCCCGCCAGGGTCTACTGGGCCGACAGGTATCCAAGGCAGAGACGGAAATAACGGGCCAACAGGCCCCAATGGCCCTACGGGTCCTGCCGGGCCGACCGGAACGCAAGGGAACACGGGTGAGATCGGCCCAACTGGGTCCAGAGGGCCTACAGGCCCCACAGGCCCTACCGGGCCGCAAGGCAACTCAGGTTCTTACGGCCCAACTGGGCCAACCGGGCCTACGGGTATTCAGGGGGCTACTGGACCTACAGGTGCAGCATCGACAGTAGCCGGTCCAACCGGCCCTACAGGCCCGACTGGGCCTCAAGGGACAATTGGGCCCACGGGCGTCAGCGGACCTACGGGATCTGTAGGTTCCACCGGCCCTACGGGCCCGACTGGGCCTACGGGGGCGCAAGGCATTCAGGGCGTTACGGGGCCTACCGGCCCTACGGGTCCTACTGGGCCTACGGGACCCCAAGGTATTCAAGGCGTCACCGGCCCTACAGGGCCTACAGGCCCCACGGGCGCAACTGGCGCAGCTTCTACCGTCGCTGGACCTACAGGACCAACTGGGGCAGCTGGAACGTCATCAAATCTGTTCCTTTATGTCGCCAATACGGCGGCTACATCAGGATACCCGGGCGACGGATTTCTGCTTTGGAACAACGCAACGCAAACGAGCGCCACCAGCATCAACATCAGCCATTTAACTTCCAATGGCCTCGACATTGATATTTATCTGGCGCTGATCAGCAAAACAGAAGTCATCACGATTCAAAGCCGCACGAACAGCGCGGACTATCAAACGTGGACTGTCAGTGGGACGCCCACAAATACGAATCCGGGCGCTGCCAACAGTTATTGGTCCTATCCAATTACGCTCACGGCGTCTGGCGGCGTAGGAACAACGGGGTTCGCCAACAACGCGAACTTGTTTGTCGCCCTTGTCAATGGTGCGATTGGCCCCACAGGGCCGACTGGCCCTACAGGCGCCGCATCAACTGTTGCTGGCCCGACAGGGCCCACAGGCCCCACGGGAACTGCTGGCGTTAATGGCCCAACCGGCCCGACTGGCCCCACAGGCGTGGCCGGAACGGCAGGGCCTACCGGCCCCACTGGGCCGACCGGAACTGCGGGCGTCAATGGCCCTACCGGCCCCACAGGTCCTACTGGCCCGACCGGGATTGGCTACGCTGGTCTGACTAGCAGCACGTCAACATTGATTGGCACAGGGTCGAAGACCTTCACAACAAATCTGTCGGCGACGCAGACTGCTTTTGCGGTCGGGCAGCGTGTGCGCGTTGCCTATACGGTGACGCCTGCAAACTATATGGAAGGTGTCATCACCGCCTTCACCACAACGTCCCTGACTGTAAATGTGGACGCCATAGGCGGATCCGGCACTTATACGTCTTGGAACATTGTCGAAGCTGGAAATGTCGGCGCTACAGGCCCAACCGGGCCGACTGGCCCTACCGGCGCATCTGGAACCTCGGGAACGAATGGGCCGACTGGCCCAACCGGGCCTACCGGGGCATCTGGAACGTCGGGCACAAACGGCCCCACTGGCCCAACGGGGCCCACAGGCGCCGCTTCCAGTGTTGCGGGGCCAACTGGACCGACTGGGCCGACTGGGGCCACCGGCCCGACTGGATCTATATATCCCACGGGTGGCTCGCCTGATCGGATCTTCTATGAGAACCAGCAGACTATCTCGGTGAATTATACAATCACAACAAGCTACAATGCTGGCACCTTCGGGCCTGTCACAATCAACTCTGGCGTGACGGTTACGGTTCCGTCGGGCTCAACATGGACGGTTATATGAAGATCGCGGTCTACGCCATCAGCAAGAACGAAGAGCAATTTGTCGAACGATTCTGCGAATCGGCGAAGGATGCGGACATCATCCTGATTGCGGACACGGGGAGCACAGATGGGACGGTGGAGCGAGCTCAGGCGTGTGGCACTACAGTTCATGACATATGTATTGCTCCTTGGCGGTTTGATCTCGCTCGTAATGCTGCTTTGGCCCTTGTACCTCGGGATGTGGATATTTGCATTAGTCTTGATCTTGACGAGCTTTTAGAGCCCGGCTGGCGAGAGGAGATCGAACGTGTCTGGACCGAAGGGACGACCCGGCTCCGCTATATGTTCGATTGGGGATGCGGAATCAGCTTCTATTATGAAAAGATTCACGCCAGAAAAGGCTACATGTGGCATCACCCCTGTCACGAATATCCTATCCCTGACGGGCGCATTGAAGAGGTCTGGGCGCAGACCGACATGCTCCTCGCCGTCCACAAGCCGGATCCGATCAAGAGCCGAGGGCAGTACATGGATCTATTGGAGCTTTCTGTGAAGGAAGACCCACAGTGTCCGCGTAACGCCTTCTACTACGCCCGCGAGCTTAGCTTTCATGCGCGGTGGCAAGAGAGCATCGAGGCCTGCAAGACCTATCTCGCGCTTCCCCGAGCCACATGGATGAACGAGCGCTGCTACGCATATCGCGTCATGGGCCGGTGCTACAGCGAGATTGGCCAGCACCGAGAGGCTGAGAAAGCTTTTCATGCAGCGGCAGGGGAAGCCCCTGACACCCGTGAGCCTTGGTGCGAGCTTGCTATGCTCGCGTACCGCGAATGCCGCTGGGAGGAATGCTTCGCCTTCGCAATGCGAGCGCTTCGGATCAAAGACCGGCTCAAGGTATAC